CGATCCGCAAGCCGAAATATACACCGACTACATAGATAAGTATGCAGACCCGAACGCCCGCGAATTGCGTATAGAGATTGGGGGCTTTTGCTATTGGTTCTTTACCATGAAGGATAACCCCAAGTACAGCCCTGAGGATATCCGCCGTATTTCGGCCAGGTTCTCAGGCTTTGAAAAACTCAGATTCTTAGAGGGCAAGCGCGTGCGTGCTGAGGGGGCCGTTTACGCCTTGGTTGAAAGCTTGGGGTGTTTCCAGCCGATAAACCCCGCCGATTATGAACCCATCGGCACGGGGCTGGACTTTGGTACGGCCCACGCCACGGCATTTTATACCATCGGCCACCGTAAGGGTGAACGTGACTATACGAAAGGCTGGGCGGTGTATAATGAGGTGTACTTAACAGATCCGAATAAGACAACCGAAACGGTGGCCCAGGCATACAAAGAAGCTATGGATCGCATTAAGGCCCCGCGCCACGTACCGTGTGCGATATCGCCCGATGCGCTCACGTTGCGCAATACGTTTAGTTCTCACGGGCTGGTACCCATGACCGCAAGCGATGAGGTGAAAGAGGGGCTGAGGTTTTGCCGTGACGTATTATATAATGGCAACGTTATAATTGGTACAGATTGCGTGAATTTGCGCAAGGAAATGGGCAACTATTCTTACGACCCGAAAAGTAAGAAAGAGGAACCAATAAAAAAGCTTGATGATGGGGTGGACGGCATGAGATATGGCATAATGACGCACATACGGCCTTATATGTGAAGGTGTAAAAATGGCTGAACAGAGAACATTTAGAATGGAATTACCGAAACAAATTATAACCCCCAAGATAGTGGACTTGCCGAACACCGACCAGCTAAAAGAGGATCTCAAGGCTTTTCTTGATCGCTTGCCCCGCTATGAATGGCTCGAAAAGTATTATACGGGCGCTATTTCTCCGATCTATGCGAACAGACCGATAACCCCAATTGCTAACTTTTGCAACCGTTTTACTGACCGTGTAGTTGGCTACCTCACAGGCAACCCGCCCGTGTACTCAGCCCCTGACGATTCCCCAGGCGTGCAGGTGACCGAAAAAATGACAGCCCAGAACCTCGAACAGACAGAGGGGGACGTTATGCAGGATCTCTGTATTTTCGGCGCTGGTTACCAACTCACATACCTGGATGATAAAACGGGGGATCCCAAGGTTGCGCAATACCGCCCCAAGGTTGCGTTTGTCGCTTATGACGATACCGTTAAAAATGATAGCGTGTACGGGGCCATTGTCCAGCAGGCCAAGAACGGCGGTAAGATCAGCGAAAAAACAAAGCAGGTGGACTTATACACCGATAAGCTACACTTGGTTTATCTGGTGGACGGCGATAAATGGCAACTCATCGAACAGATCCCACATATCTTTGGACGTGTGCCCCTCATCGAATACCGCAACGGACGTTACGGCATGGCGTTGTACGAACAGATAATAGGATTGCAGGATGCGTACAATAGCCTGCTCAGCGACCGCGTGGAGGATAAACGCCGTTTCAGTTCAGCCAGCCTGGTGCTGAAAGGCCAGATCATCGGTAAGGACAAACCAGCAATTGAAAAAGCCCTTGAGCAACTCAAAGAGGTGCCTGTAATTCAGCTTGATACAAATGCAGAGGCAGGGTACATAACAAAGACCATGAGCGAAAGCGATAACCAAACGTTACAGGACGCGCTGGCCTCAGAAATGTACGAACAGGTGGGCATACCTAACATGGCCGATGAGGCCTTTAGCGGTAATAGCTCAGGTATTGCAATTCAGTTTAAACTGCTGGGGTTGGATCTGACAGTAGGGCGCTTAAAGTCCAGCTTCAATAAAGGTTTTACGCGCCGTGTAAAACTGTACTATGCAGGCCTAAACAACCTCATGGCCAACCAAGATTTTGAAATACCGCCCGAATTGGATAAGGTAGCGATTGTGTTTAAAGAAAATATCCCCACCGACATGGTGTATGAGGCCAACACGATAACGACCTATTACGGTGCTGGCCTGCTCAGCAGACAGACAGCCCTGGATAACATGAGCATGATAGAGGACACGGCGGGCGAATTGCTCAGGCTCTTAGAGGACGATAGCCGTAAGCTCACAGAACAGGTAAACGCCTGGGGCGGTGTAAACCCTGCAATGGGCCAGCCAGGCGGGCCAGCGCCTGAGCCCCCGCCCGATGAGGACACGGGCGTATAAGTATGGCAGGCTTCGATAAGCTCAGCGCCTCACAGTGGCGCGGTGAGGTTGGGGAACAGTCCAGCGCTTATTTTCACGCTCAGATACCCCGCGTGAGCGCTCAGGTTGCACAACTCAACGCCACCGCCACCCGATCATTGGCCACCGATACCGCCAAGATCCTGCAAACGTTCACTTATAAGGGCGGGTTTGCCAGCCAGGCTGAGGCCCAGGCATGGCTTAAAGGATTCAACAATAACCCCCAAGTCACCGCCCAGCTTATCGAAAAAGCCCAGCTATTACCTGAGCCCCAACGGACGCAATGGCTTACGCGCCTGAGCGCCCCCGCATACGTGGCCAGAATGACACGCAAGCAGGCCCTGGCGGTCAATATCAACCTCAGCCAAGGCCAACTATTCAATTCAATGCTGAACAACCGTAACGGCACGTTTGGGCGTATCGCTGAGGACGGGTACAGGCGGGGTTTTTTCGACATATCCCGCACGGCGGGGCTGGCGTTCAAGTTTGACCGCTTACCGCAACAGAAAATAAATGCGATACTCAACGGGGCGATCCCTCAAAAATACCTTTGGTATTTTACGACTGAATGGGCCAGCAATAACCAGGCCGTTATGTTAGAAGGGATCTTAACAGGTAAGAGCGCTGGCAACATCGCTAAGGGTTTGCGTGACACGATCCCAGGCCAAGAATACAGATCTTACCGCTACGTGCGCACGTATGTTACCTCTACTACCTCGGTGGCCGATACGCTGGCGATGGAACAGGCGGGCTTATCCGAATACGAATTTTACGCCACGATGGATGATAAGACCTGCGAATTGTGCGGGCCGTTGGATGGCCAGCGTTTTACGCTTGATGAGGAAATGGAGGGCGAAAACTCACCGCCGATACACTATAATTGTAGGTGCCGTAAGGTGCCGATCATCCCAGGTATTGAAAGCGCAAACCAGAAACGCATAGCCCGTGACGCTGACGGAAACACTATTTACGTGTCCAGATCTATGAAATACGGCGATTATCAAAAGAAAATCTTGGGCCTTTTATAAATCCATAGTTTGATATACAGCTAAATTAATTAAGCTATCACCTTAACACAGGGGTGATTATGTGGTAGAAGATCCGAACGCAAATAAGCCCGTACCCGAAAAAGGCGCGGGCCAGCCTGAGCCTGAACAAAAACCGACACCAACAGAAATGATAAACATTTCAAAGGAACAGTACCAGAAAAACCTGGACGAATTGGCAGGAAAAATAAGGGCTGAGGAAAAAGCAAAGCAGGATAAGGCCGATAAGGCCAAAGCGGAACAGGCCCGCATTGCAAGCCTGGAAGGTGAGGAAAAGCTTAAGGCGGAATACGCAAGCAAAGAACAGGCCTACAATGCCAGAATAAAAGAGCTTGAACATAACGCCCAGCTTTCAAGGGTACAGATCGCCCTGGCTAACGCTGGGGTGCCTGGCGCGGACGTGATCGCGGGCAATCTGGTGGGTGCCGATGATGCCGACACGGATAAAAAAGTAAAGGCCTACGTTGACGGGTTCAACAGTGCCGTTAAAACCAAGGTTGGGGGGGTTATCGACAAAGGAGCCCCAGGCGGAACCGCACAACCTCAGGGCAATAAAACCCAGGCTCAAGGCATTGCCGATGATATCCTGGGCAAGAAAAAGAAATAAAAGAGGTAATCAAGATGGCAGATAGCAATCCAGCAGGAATTCCCAATAACGTGCAAATGTTCAAGGATGCGCTGGCCATAGTGTCTGATGAGCTTTTCGAACAGAACAGCGTAACACAGATCTGGGCCCCCGATCCGAACGTAGTTAGGGGAACGAATGACGCAAGAGAAATACAGATAGCCAGCCTTTTCATGGAAGGGCTGGGCTTCTACGGTGGCGGTGACGGTACAGCCGTTGGCCACCAGCTTGGGACGGGGTACCCCACGGGTGCCATGACGCTTGAGTGGAACACATACAAACTACCGAATGACAGGGCCAAGCGTTTCGATTTCGATAAATTGGACGTTGCACACAGCAGGGATCAGGGAACCGTTGGACGCGGTTACGCTGAGTTCATACGTACAAAAGTGATACCTGAGGTTGACGCAGACGCGATAAACTCAGTGTTCAAAGCGCGCAACACAATGGGCGCGGTGGGCGGTGCAACCCCTGTGTACCCTGAGGGCACAGAGGTGGCCCCGTTGCTCACGGGAACCGCGATAACCAGCGCCAACATACTTGGCAAGCTCACTGAGATAATCGAAGGCGTACAGCGCGCAAGCGACCAAGACATGGTACAGCTTATGCTGAATTGGGATTACAGCCAGGCGCTGAATAATTCTACTGAAGCTCAAAAGATGCGCTTGGTGAATGGTGCGGGTATGCCTGAGATTGAAAAGATCAGCAACGTAGTGACTGCGATAAACGGGATCCCCGTTATCCGCGTGAGGCGCAACAGGATGCTGGACACAATGACCAAGGGCCCCAAGGGCTTTACGGGAACCAGCAACCTGGTGGCATTGGCCACACCGCCTGGCGTTGTCCAGCGTGTTGTTTCGGATGAGGATATCAAGATAATCAACCCCGAAATAAACCAGCACGTGCGCGGGTGGTCACTGTTCTACGCAACGTATTACGGTACGTTCGTGCCCAAGTATAAGATCCCCGCTGTGGGTGCGCTCACGGTACCCGCCCCAGGTGGCGGATAAACACTTTTCACAGTCCAGGGGCACGCGGTCACCCGTGCCCCTTGACACACTTTTATAAGCGTTATTTTTAAATGTTGTAAAGCTACTACCTAAACATGGCCCTAACAGATCTTACACGGCGTTTGGGGATTTTGCGTAAGGTACCGCTTTATAGTGATCCCGCGAATTTCTCAGACATTTACTTATCAATGACCCTTGAGCAAAGCATACAGAAATTTCTATCACTAAGCCACCAGAAAACCGACCCTGGGGCCAGCGTTGACGATATCGTAATAGAGCTTGCCAAGATAAAGCTGGGCCGTGAGGGCGTGGAGGGTACAGCGTCCAGCGGTGAGGGTGGGATCTCTCGGTCATGGGACATATTACCGCCCGATCTGCTGAGCGCAATAACGGGCCAGCGCTTTGTTATTGGGTTGGGATGTGATAGCGGATCGGGGCCAGGGCCAACACCTGGGCCAAGCGGGCCCGTATCGTGGAATGACATAACCGATAAGCCCGCAACGTTCCCCGCGTCCCCGCACGAACACACCGCCGAACAGATAATAGACCGCCTGATAATGAAAGCTTCAATCTGGCGCGGTACGATCATAGACGGCATAACCGAATTGGACACGCTGACGGGTAAAGGCTGTATCAACGCTGGCAGTACGATGTATAAGGTTGTGGGGTTAGAGGAAACGCCTTACGCTGACCACGGGGGCAATTTTGTTATTAGCTATGTCGGTGAGGATGAGTTTTATAAAAATTATAACTATGAACAGGTAAGCGAATTGGGTTATAATTTGGGCGTTGAAATAGAAAAGCCAGCTAATACCGCTTACATTTACCTTAGGAACCTTTGGGCTGAGAATGTGCCCGTTGATCTCATAGATCCGCTGGCGGGGCTGGGAACGCTGGCAATGACGGACGGGCACGAAACATATAACGTTACGTTTGTGAATAACGGCAAGGGTTTGACAACAAATAACACGGAACAATATTTTTATCCGTATGAGTTTGCGCTTAAGTTCGGTGGTTATCAGCGCACGGG